ATGCCACTTATCGACTACATCAAGAAATACTACAATGGCAATCAGGCATCCTTTGCCCGACTGACCGGCGTTCAGCCCGCCCAAGTGACGCAATGGCTGGATAAAAAATTCATTGTGGTGGATCACACTCTCTACAGCCCGCGTCGCAAACTCGGCACATAACTCTACTTTTGTTCAGTTGTACCTGAACCATATGTGTGCAAAATCTGTTCTCTCGACCTCTGCAAGCTCTGCGACGCTTTTCAGTTCTGTAAAAATCAATAAACTCCCCTGAAGCCCCGCCGCCGCTGGGCTTATCACGTTTACCGCCAGAACGCACTGGCACACAAACGATCCACCGCAACTCACATAAAATTTATTTTCACCTTATTTATCTGTGTGTTACGTTTTCCGTTAGATCCTTTATCGATCCTTCAAACTGAAAATTACTGAAATTCCTTTCAATCTTTTCAGTTTCCAGTCTCCGCAAAACTGCCAGTACTGGTGCGGGCTGGCGATATGATTTGAAGAAAAATAAAACTGAAAAATTTTTACGATCCAGAAACCGCAGGCGGGTGCGGTGTAGCGCCGTTTTTGTCTGCGAAAGATTTATTTTGTCAACGTGTGGCGTCGTCAGCGTAACGTGACAGCACAGATCCTTTTGTGGTGTTGCGCGGTAGTGGTCAGATAAAAGAAGCGCTTAGAATGCGTCTGGTGACGCCTGATGAAGGATGTAAAAAAACCCGCATTATGCGGGCTGAAAAGAGAGAATCAGGCGATGATGTTCTGGTACTTGCTCCGGGTCTGCCCGGCCTTTACTGCCGTCTGGTTGAATGCTCCGGCATTGGTCGGCGTGCCAACACTGGGGTGTGAATGGCTCGCGCACTGCTGCGCCAGCTCTGCCAGTAAATCAATGGTGTCCAGCATCATGGTCAGTGTGTTGACGCTCTCACTGCCAATATGGACGGTTGGCCCCATAATTTGCTGACCGCCCGATGCCACCGACTTACGCAATGCGGCAATCTTTTCTGTCAGGGTTCCCCCCACATCAACATTCATGGCACCGGCCACTTTCGTGGACTGCTGCCCGGCGATTTCGGTTTCTTCATTTCCTGTAATACTGGCCAGCCGGTTTCCTTTTACCGCCTGGCTGAAGTCGCCAGCGCTGACCTGCTGTATGGCTCCAGCCATCAGCGTGGCGGTACCCAGTACTGTGATTTTATCCGTGGCTTTCACCGTGGTTTCACGGCTGACCAGTTCGCGCCGTTCCGTATCGGCTTTCACCGTCCGCGCCATCGATGTTTCACTGATGGTCTGATCCGTCTGGCGTACCCAGTCTCCTGCCTGTGTCACGCGTTGCGAGACTTCCGCCCGCTGCTGTTGCAGCTGTTCGCCGGGCTTAATGTCCGGCAGACTGGTGCCATCCGGCAGCGTCTGCCTGATAAAGGGCTTATCCGGCCTGCCGCCCGTAAACGCCACCTCTACCAGCGTTCCTTCCGGTGGAAACTGGAACATTCCCGAATCGTTACCGGCCATTGGCACTGGCAGCGGTACGGCGGAATATACCGGCGTCTGGTTGTCCGGGTTGCCGTCCGCGTCAAGCAGCTGCACGTCAACAGCGTACCGTGGCCGGAACGGGTCGGCAAAATTACCGCTTTTTACGGCCTCGCTGGGTGCCACCACCCTGGCCAGTTTGGGCAGGTGAAGACCTGAAGCCAGTTCCGGGTAATGGTTTTCTATCTGACGCTGCGCCGGTGTTTTCTGCAATGGCTGACCTGTGGCGCGGTTCCGTGGTGTCCAGGTGATGGTCATTGTGTCATTCGTCAGATGAACTTTGGTCACGCGTTCCCCGTTCACGTCCACGCCCGGACGAAGACTCTGGATCACCGGCAATGTCATGGAATTACCGCCCGCCGTTCCCTGGCTGAACTCTGCCGGGATTTCTACCGGGCGTCCGGCAAACAGCGCCTTTTCTGCGCCGCCGACATACAGCGAACCATCCGGCAATGGATACCAGATGTAATCCGTGATACTGAATGCCCTGCCCAGGTTATTCAGCAGCTGGTATCCCGTCCCGTTATGGGTGAAATGGGGGATCGGTTTATCACTGTACGGCACATCCGGTACCGCAATGCTGATCCCGCTGTTTTCCTCCAGCCATCCGGCCACATCGCGCAGTGTGGGATGCTGAAATGAGCATGGCCACATCCGCTCAAACACGCCAGCCAGCTCGCGGACAAACAGACGCTGATAACCGTTTTCGGCAGGCTGTGAGCGCTCCACATAGCCGGTAAACCAGCGCAGAAGTAAACCGGAATACCCCACATCCAGCCGTACCAGTTTGCCGGTGTAGTCTGTGGTTGTCTGTGCCGTAATAAAGCCACGTCCACAGCTGTTCAGCTCCAGCACCAGACTGGCGTCAGCCAGGTGTATTTCATCCGTTGAAAGGTAAAGGCGTTTTACTGGTTTCATCATTAACCTAAAGCATCATTGACGGGCTTCAGCACCCTGCGTTCAAACCACGTCAGTTTTTCTTCATCCTCTCCGGCACTCTGGCCACCGGATTGTCCCGTACTGCTGGCCGTCTGTTTTTTTGCCGTTGTTTTACCGGTTGCCCTGGCTTCCCGCTTCTCCTGTACGCTGACATGTTCCGCCAGGGTGAACGTGACCAGCCAGGCCATTTTCCCGTCCTGCGGCGGTGCATCCAGCATTCCGCTGAAGGTGGCCTCACGAAAATTCACTGCTCTGGCCACCTCATGCGCAACGCGGTATTTCATGCGTTTCCCGTCTGCATCGGTGGCGCTGGCCAGTTCAAAAATACGCGTCAGGATCTCCGGGTTTTTAAAGGGGATTTCGCCGCTGATACGCAGCTCTTTGCCCTTTGCCCCCTGCTCTGATTTGGTGGTCGCGCTGGTCTGGCCGGACTGGTCTTTATCCTGAAACTGCTGGGAAACGGTCACGCGCATGTTTTTCAGCAGAATGGCCTCACCATTAAGCGCCAGTGTCGGGATCGACGTCATGAATCATGCCCCTTATTCCATCAAGATTTTTTCCGGCCAGCATGATTGCCGCAGTATAAACAGCTGAAGGCTGCGGAATGTCCTTTACCAGCGCCAGAAGGGTGGCGGCGGTGTCGCCACTGGCCGTAAATACCCATGCCCTGGCGCTTTTCCCCTGCAAATCAGCAAGGCCGCTGGCCACATCGTTAATCAGGCTGTCACGCAGTTGCGTAAATTCCCCCAGCTGTTGTTTCAGCCCGTCCAGGCTGAATCCGGCGCCAGCCGCTTTCTGCGCCTCACTGATAGCGGCAGCGGATAACGCTGCCCTGCTGGTCGGAACGGACAGCGGAATGGCAACCGGCAGTCCTGCCCCGGCTTTCGCGGGGATCTGCATTTTCTCAGTAGCCAGTGTCGCCGCAGACTCAGCCAGACGTCTAACCTGGGTGAATGCGGGCGCGGGGAAAACATCCACCAGGCTGTTAAGCCCCTTCATGAAGTTTTCATGGGTCTGTCCCGTTACCATCATGATCACCACATCGGTATTGCCTCCCGTTCCGGCCAGCCTTTCCGCCAGATAATGGATTGCATTGACCGGACTCAGGTATGCCCCGTTATCAGTCTGCTGCCCCAGACCGTGAATCCACGGATGCGCCGGAACGACGGAACAATCCAGCGCAGCCAGAGAATCCGTAAAAGCCAGACGCGCTTCACGCCACATCCGGTACCTCCGGCCAGTCAATATCTGGCGCACCAGTCAGATCCAGACGGCGCAATTTTGTACGCACTTCACGTAAATCGGAAAGTTCGACCAGCTCGGCATCAGTAATATCACTATCATCCTGCGCTTCCATAAGCTGATTGATTTTTGACGTGACCGACGCCATGCGCCGGTCGCGTTCTGCTGTCGCTAAAGCAACATAATCAACCTGAACAGGTGCGATAACGCCGTTGCTATAGGTAAAATTACCAGCCTGGAAACCATCAGGAATATCAGTATCAGCGAGTTCCACAACAGAGCAATTCAGCGGAAATAACTTTGTTGCATCTTTATCCGCAGCAATAATCAGCCCTGTTTTGTCATACTGTATTTTCAGTGTGTCTGGCTGAAATAATTTCTGTAGCACATACCAGTCAACACCTGATTCATCGTGGATAAACTGAACGCTGCAGTTCTCTGATAACTCCTGCTGAACAGGGGTTAATTCCGTTGTTTTAGTGAATTTTTTAAAATGTCTCATTTTTATGTCCCTACCGTATACCACTGACCATTCACTTTAAGCTGTAACAAGCGTCGTTGGATCCGGTCTGGTGTATCGTTCGAGTCTCCATTCTCAACACCTGTAATGACGTAACCTAACTGGTCTGCAAATCCGGGCGAACGATATAAGTTTCCATGCTCAACGGCACCGAATCGAATTGACTGAACATACCCACTTAGCATGTCAGTTGTAGCAAGGAATACACCAGAACCATCATCATGAAGCATAAATGGCTTTGTTTTGTCGTTCTGGTACACACCGACCATGGTGATGTATTGTCGTAACGGTCTGCCTGCAATATACGCACTCAACCAGCCAGGCCCGCTGCCTGTGCCCCATATATCGCCGTAAACATCGCCGTTTTTGTTGAATATCGCATTTCCGGCCTGCAAATTTTCAGCAGCTGCGATAACACCGAGTCGGGTGCTGATATATGCCCGGATAGCCAGGTCTTCTGAGTTCTGAAATCCGATACCATTCCATGACTTAATGTTCAGATTGTTACCATTAAAACCTGCACCATCAACGTCACCTTTAGCCATCCCACCAGTGCCATCCCCAACCGTAACCAGGGTATCGCCACGCATATTTGGAGCAGAAATCCCCCCCGTAAAGGCGCCCCCCTCCAGCATCGCCACATGACGCCATGAGGTAATACCTGCTCCTGTACCGTGACCAAACAATACGTTATTGCCACTGACTGCAAGAACATCCACAACAGTGGTCGGACTTACCACCTCGCTAAGGGTAATAATTTGCCAGAAACTTACCTGGTCTGGCGCATCAGGTGCCTGATGTGCGCGCATAAACTGACAGCCTGTAGCCGCCCTGGCACCAATTGATGTTCGGTCAATTGCGTCACTGACAAATGTTCCCGCGAGGAACCTGCCATCACCTTTGAAAAGCACATTTCCCAGTCCAATATTTTGAACAAACAGAGGTTTATCAGGAATATCCGATCCGTTCCTGTCTTTCGCTAGTCGTGCTGCGGCATTATCCATAGCAATCTTGACTGCTTTCGGCGTAGCGGCCTGTTCTTCACTGGTGCTGTCTGTCGCGCTGCTTAACTGAGTGAACCCCTTCGCGCTGGTAGTGGCGTCCGGATGATTACGGGATTGCTCATGTTTTCTCAGCGCATCGCTGGCCTGCTGCTCATTCAGTGTCCCTTTCGGGCGTAAATCCGTAATATTGCCGTTTTCATCAATACCCGCCACCGCAAACACATAATGCTGTACGCCGTTTTGCACATAATCCGCCAGGTTGTCAGCAACCGTAATACGGGACTGCACACCCCACACGCTGGTAAGCGTTCCTGTCCAGCATACATCCAGCCAGACTTTGACTGGCCTGGTTGTCACGGTAATATTCAGGTTTTCTGCAAGCGTTGTGCGCAGACCTGCCACATAGCCGGTACCTTTGGTCACATAAAACTGATTCCCGCTTTTCCCGACCAGATAGCCGTCCCCAAAAAACGCCGCCGCCCCGAAGATGTCGATATTTTCCAGGCGCTGGCGCTCGTCCATTCCGGCCATACGCGCGGTAAAGTCAATCTGCCATTAACAAACAGGTTAAAATCCACTGCCAGACGCCGTGTATGCAGACTGTTGGTAATACCGCTGCCCTTTTTCGCGTTCAGCGCCGCCTGTTCCGGCGTGCGGTAAGCCTCCCCGAACGTCAGCCGGTAGCCGTGTTCTTCTGCCCAGTGGATCAGATTTGCCACCATAACGGTAAACAGCTGCTGTTTTTCACTCAGTGTCATTGCGATGCTGCCCGGCGTACTGTTCAGCGAACGATCGGCAATTTTACCGATAGCCAGCAGGCGGACACGACGGGCGGCCTTGTCCACAATACGTAGCGTCTCAATGGACTGATAATCCCCCCCTTCCACATCCAGCGTACGTCCGTCAGCCCAGTAAAAACCGTCATAATCCGGATACCACATCGGCACGCTGTAGCGCTGCGCTTCCAGCGCTTTAAGGGTGGCCAGCTCCAGTGTTTTCCCGGTGCCATCTTCCGGTAGTTCATCGCTGCCCAGATTAAGTAGCGCCCCGGTTTTCACCCTCGCCGGGCTGTCAGCCACCGTCACCGCCCGGTTACACAGGCGACCGGCCAGCACGCCCGGTTCATTCCCCCACAGACGCGGAACCAGCTGAACCGCTTTCTCTGCAATACCCTGCTGAAGGGTGGACAGACGTTTCAGATAATCCGCCTGGGCTTCATCCTCCTGCATTCCCTGAACCGCCAGGATGAACCACACCCAGCGCCCGTATTGCGCAATCAGTTCAGATCGCAGCGTTGCCGCCTGGTTAATCTGTTCTTTTGCCGCCACATCATCCGACAGCACCACACCTTCCACCGAGCAGGAAACCTGTGCAGCTTTGACGGCATCCACCCACGCGCCCGGCTCACTGTCTGCGGCCAGTACATGAACAAATCCCCACCAGTTCTGGCCGGCGTTCGCCATTGCCGCCAGTACATCACTTTTTAACGGGCTGCTCCCCTCACCCAGTAGCGCGTTAAAGTCACTCTGTGCGTTAACAGCCAGCGTTTTACCCACATTTTTGGTACCCGTACCGATAAACAGCAACGTGCGCTCCACCTCATTGGTTTCACCCAGTAGCTGGTTTACCTGGTTAACGGTCACGGTTGGCCAGGTCATGTTTTCCCCTTAATATCCTGCGCCTTTACATTCCAGCCAAAGCCTATAGCCTGAAGCTGACGCGCCAGCGCTTTATCAAATTCATCGTCATTCATGCCCAGAAATACGCGGGCAGGAAGATCCACTGTCCAGCTGGTTTTCGCTGCTTTACCACTCAGCTTTCGAATCAGTAATCCGGCCTGGCTGTATGGTATCGTCCGCGTGATATCGCCCAGCGTGGGCTTTTTCCAGCGTTTTCCGGTTCTCACCCGATATCCCAGCGCACGCAGTTTTTTAGCCTGGGCAGGTGTCGCCATTTTTCCGGCGTCCGCCTTACGTGGCTGACTGCTGCGGCTGACCTTTACCCGCATTCCGTTTTGTTGCGCATAACCTACGGTTCCTGCCGGAACCGGCGCTTCCCCGTTCCGGTACCCGCCGCCCTGCAAATAGATCCGTACGGCCTGAATCTCAGGCATTTCGCGGATATGAAGCAGCTTTGGCAGGTTACGCAGCATCTTCCCTTTGCGTTTTGTCTTACGTCCCGGCCATTTCTGGCCGTCCGGGGATTCCTGATTACGAACATGTCTTTTTGCAGCAGCAATCACGCCATATTTCGCCAGACGCCAGATCAGCCGCTGGCGCTTCTGCGGTGGCAACTCCATACTGGCCAGTGCCTTACGTAATTCAGTCAGCTGTTTTTTATTCAGCTCGCCACCGGCTATCATATTTCCCCGCTCACCGGCGCCCCGGTTTCATCCACACTGAAAATGCTGGCAGTTAACGCCGTCCAGATTTCAGGATCTGCCAGTGACCAGCGTTCACCACGCCACGGAATAGCCCCGTTTTCGTCCTGCCTGATCACCAGTTCTTCCACCATCGGAACGGTCAGCACCACAGTGGCGGTTTCCTCATCTTCCACCGACACATCCCAGTCAGGTTCGGCTTCACTCAGCCCGACTTCATCCAGCAGGTCTCTGTCTGCATCGTCCAGCCACGCCGCCAGTAAGGACATAAGTAACTGCGGCGGACACAGGCGATAGGGAAAACGCGCCCAGCTCAGAACTGCGTCATACCGAATAACCGCCTGGCGATATTGCCCCAGTCCGTAATCCTTCGCGGCGGGGATGAACTTCATTTCATCCAGTACGCTGTCAAATGATTGCATCGCCCGCGGCGGAACGTTCTCCTGAAAAAAAGCGGTCAGGCTTTGGATCTGCGTCTGGCTCATACTTTTTTCACCGTTGCCCGTTTAAGCCCCTTCATGCGACGGATCACCACGGACGCCTCAGCCAGTAACCCGGCCCGTGTCTCCTGGCTTTCCTGCCCCGGATGGCTATCACGTCGTCCGATAGTGGCGAACTCACCCAACAGATCCGCTTTTGCCCTGGCAAAAACGGCTTTCATATACTGAGCGCACAGGCTGTTAAGTCCGCCCATCTTTACACCCGGCACATCTGCCGCCAACGTATGGCCTTTCGCTTTCCAGCTGGCCTCCACGTTTTCCAGCTCGGCATTCACCTCCGCGACAGCGGCAAGCAGCGCCTGGCTGATGGTGTCAGCGTCAATATCTGGCGGTAGTGACCGCTGCACCTGAAAATCCTTCAGATTCAGATCCGGCCAGAAACCATTATTGGCCAGCGGCTCGTCCTGATAATCCAGCGGTGTTCCACTAAACATAAATCCCCCGAAAAAGGCGGACTGACCGGTTTCCACGGCGCAATGACACACAAGGTGTTTTGCCCTCCACCGCGTCCGCCTGGCTTGCGGTAGTCTTTAAAGCTGAACCGTGGTCAGTTCACTCTCATCAAACCAGGAATCTACAGCCCGGCCATCAGCAGCACGATAATGAAGCAAGTATTGATTGGCGAAAGTGGCGTACTCAGCACGCGCCTTCACATACCCATCTTCACCACTGATCGCCACTCGCACAGCCTGATTTAATTCGTATTTAAATTTGATACCTTCCATCCTTTAGGCTCCGTTTTCGAGGCGTCGAATACGGGCGGCAATGGTCTGCCGTGCTGTTCTGACGCCAATTTTTGAGTAGTGTTTTTCAGCAATGGCCAGCAACTGATCGGCTTTTTCCAGCGTTTCAATATCATCCACACCCGCAGCAGTTTGCTGGCCATCCTCATTACGCAGCAGCTCCAGCCCCGCAAATTTGTACCACTTGGCTGTTACCTGCTCATGCAGTCGCCATACCCCTGCCACACGTTCAAACGTACGGGAGAAATACGGCTCAATACTTTCTCCGCGCCCGGCGCTTTCCTGCGCCCATGCCAGCATCGTATCGGCCACAAACGTGGGAAAATTGCTGCGTAACTGATCCGGTGTGGCCTGTTGCTGACTGATTGCGATATCAGCCCATTCCAGCGCCTGATCCAGCTCGCCCACGTCAAACAGCCAGATAACACACCAGGCAAATACCGGATTGGCGTACACCTGCTTGCTTTCCAGATACGCTTCAACAGTCGGTACCCAGCGCGGCAGCAACACATCCCTTTTAAACTCAATGCGATCCGCGATTGTCGGCAGGCTGCGTACGTGTTCCACATCCGTTTCCAGCGCTTTGACCAGAAGGTGCATACTTTCCGTGGTTTCCAGCGCCTGGCTTCGCTTCAGCTTTTGTTCCATCGCAATGCGCTGGCTGTGACGCTGCGCGGGAGAAAGTGCCATTTATCAGCCCTCCGCTGGTTCGGAAACCTTGCCGATAGTTACGGCGGATTCATCAATGGCCGCATACAGTTCCGGCACTTCCACCGCATATCCTTCATTGCGCAGGTATTTGTTTTCAAACTGCTTACGGTCTTCCACAAACTCCGCCTTACGCATACGGGTATTGCGCTGGGTATAGATGTGCAGATTTTTCAGCGGCGTCACCACCATGCGTTTTCCCGGCATAAAAGGCGGGATAATGGCCGGACGGCCAGCAATGGTATTCCCCAGCAACTGCGCTGCGATTTTTTCAGTCGGACGGTCTGCGGCCTGATACAGGCGATACTGTTCAGCTGCAACCAGATCAGCCCCTACCAGAACCACCAGACGCGGGTCATTGCGGAACTGCGCCGGAATTTTGGCGTTAATCAGGTCTGACGCCATTGCATCCAGTGATTTGTAATCCCCGGCTGCATCCAGCACCACCGGATCGGTCATAATCTGATTGCCGCCCAGCAGCGTTTTCATGCGCTCATGCCAGCCGATATTCACATCTTCACCGTTCGGGTTAGCTTCGGGATCAGTGGTTTTTGCGCGGCTCTTACCGTTAAAGCCGATACGCAACATATCCAGTGCAAAAGCCTGCGTGGTAAATGCCTGGACAAGGTTGTAAAACTCGTTTTCATCTTTACCGGCGTTTGCCCAGACCGAAAGCAGATCCCAGCGCAACGCGGCGCAGCTGTCTGTTTCCACCAGTGAATAGTCGTTTCCGTCCACACCAACCTGGCGAATAAAACGGCCACTTTCACTACGTCCTGTGTGTAATACGGAAGAACCAACGGAAATCACCTGGCCACTCAGCTGATCAACATCCAGACAGGTAAGCATGTCCAGGAATTCGACGGATTCCAGCAGCGCAAGACGCAGCGCATTTTCCTGCGGGTTATTCAGGGAAAAATAACGACTGGCATCACGCGCCCCAAACTGCTGCGCCATGCCCGCCGAATATCCGTCCAGTAATTCCCGCGCACGGTTATTAAGGTGCATAAAACTCCCTCGCGATTAAGCGATAATAAAAATATTTGAAACTAATCAGCGCTAAAGTGAATTACAGGAAATTAAACTTCCCGGCTTTCTCTGAAATTTTGCGTCCTGGTGTACGGACTGATTTATTTCCCAAATCGTTAAAACGCTTAACGATATCTTTTGCATTATCACGAATGGCGGCAAATTCTTCTGTATCCACCACTTCCGCAATAGTATCCACATCACCCTGAACATCATTCAGTTGATTTTCAATTTTGGCCACACGGCCTTCCAGCTCGTTTACCGCGTTTGCCAGTGCCTGTAACTTATCATCACCCTGCGCGGTATTATCTGGCGGCGTTTCATCTTCAAACTTCGGTTTAATACCAAACAAATTTTGCCAGTTCTTCATTTTTCCTTCCTGCTTAATTTTGCCATCGCGGGAAATTACATAACGGTAATAACCCTGTTCAGATAATTTGCGCTGCCGACTGAAGCGCAGCCGTGTGGTGCCAATGCTGGCAGGAGTATCCGTCACTGCCAGTCCCTTGAGGTATGTTCGTCCTGTTCCGCGCCAGTCTTCCTCCGGCTCTATGGAGAAGAAAAGAAGCTGGTCTTCTTCGTTAGCGTATATCAGCCGCATATTCGGGCAAAGACTGACATACAACCGCGCCAGTCCGTCATCCCCGTCCCGCCAGGTGGCTTCCAGTACTTCACCGAAATTACCCCCGCCTTTCTGGTGTTCCGGCCAGATTAAAGCGACATAGTGGTTATAGTCATAGGTTTCCCCCATATCGATAATCCACTGACGTTCAATAATCCGTCCGTCAACGGTATCCCCTTCAGTAGCAACACACAGCCAGTCAGTTTTTAAATGTGACATATCCCCCCTGTTCCACTCCCTGACGCTGCAAATCAATTATTGCCAAATAAAACCATTGCTGCATTACGTTTTATTCTGAACAGTTCGGATATAACGCTTTACCGAATACAGACGAATTATCACCACCGTTTTTTTATTACAGCCACGGCATAATTACCGCATGGCTAAATACTCTGAAGAATTAAAAGGCGTTGTCCGCGCACTTTATCTGCGCCGCTATACGCCAAAAGAAATTGCATCTGAATTAAATCTGCCGAATGCGCGGATCGTTTACTACTGGGCTGAAAAATATAGCTGGGCTGATTTGCTCAGTTTTGAAAGCACTGAAGAGGCTATCGAACGCCGCTACCAGCTACTGGCCAGCCGGGATAACAAAACCGATCTCGACCTGAAAGAAATGGACATGCTCATTGCTCATGCCACAAAACTGCGTGCGCAAAGCAATAAGCATAAAGAAAAGATGGCCAGCGGTCAGAACTCCGGGCAGGCAGATGCGCGGGACAGCAATGATGACGAACCCCGCCGCAAACGGAAATACAAGAAAAACGATATTTCCTCGCTGACGCAGGAGGATTTTGACACCTGGGCGGAAGAACATCTTTTTGAATACCAGAAACACCTGCGCCGGAACATTGGCCAGCTGGTCAGAAACATCCTCAAAAGCCGCCAGATAGGTGCGACCTGGTATTTTGCATTTGAAGCCTTTGAAAACGCGGTCATGACAGGCGATCCGCAAATCTTCCTGTCGGCATCAAAAGCGCAGGCGGAAGTGTTCCGGTCTTACATCGTAAATATTGCTGAACAGTATTTCGGGATCACGCTGACCGGTAACCCCATCCGCTTGTCCAACGGCGCGGAGCTGCGCTTCCTGTCCACCAACAAGAACACCGCCCAGTCCTACAGCGGCCACCTGTACTGTGATGAATATTTCTGGGTTCCAAATTTCACAAAACTTAATGAAGTGGCCAGTGCAATGGCCACACATGACAAGTGGCGTACCACCTACTTTTCAACACCGTCAGCTAAAACTCACCAGGCGTACCCGTTCTGGACAGGCGATGAATGGAAACAGGGCAGTAAAAAACGTACTGCCATTAAGTTTCCGACCTTTGATGAATTGCGCGACGGCGGGCGGGTTTGTCCGGATGGCCAGTGGCGCTACGTCATTACGATGGAGGATGCCATTGCGGGCGGCTTCAATCTGGCCAACATCGAGAAGCTGCGCAACCGCTACAACACAGCCACTTTCAACATGCTCTATATGTGCGTGTTTGTGGACAGTAAAGATTCCGTTTTCAGCTTTTCCGACCTGGAAGCCTGCGGCGTGGAAGTGGATACCTGGCAGGATCATAACCCGGACGCCGCCCGGCCATTTGGTGACAGGCCAGTATGGGGCGGCTTTGACCCGGCTCGCAGCGGTGATTTGTCCTGTTTTGTGATTGTGGCACCGCCGATGTTCGCCGTGGAGAAATTCCGCGTTCTGAAGGTGATTTACTGGAAAGGAATGAACTTCCGGTACCAGGCAAAGCAGATCGAGCAGCTGTTTAAAAAATACAACTTCACCTATCTGGGCGTGGACGTTACCGGTATTGGCCAGGGCGTTTTTGACAACATTCAGCATTTTGCCATGCGTGTGGCCGTCGCCATTCGTTACGACCTGAACACGAAAAATAAGCTGGTACTGAAGGCAGCTGACGTGGTCGAAAGTCAGCGAATTGAATGGGACAAAAACCTGAAAGAGATCCCGGCCAGCTTTATGTCCGTACGCCGCACAACCACACAAAGCGGCAATGCCATGACCTTTGTTGCAGACCGCAGCCAGGACACAGGACACGCTGAAGCGTTCTGGGCGATAACCCACGCTCTGCATAACGAACCTCTGAACTATGAAAATAAACCTAAATCACGCTGGAATTTAAGGAACAAGGCAGCATGAGTAAAAAGAAACACTTCGTTAAGCGCGACCAGCGCGGCGATAAGTCAAAAAAAATGAGCATCATTACGTTCGGCAAACCGGAACCTGTTCTGACCACCGGTACCGACTACCGGGATATCTGGTACGACAATGCAGCCGATCATTTTACCCAGCCAATTGACCGGCTGGCACTGGCACAACTGATTAACCTTAACGGTCAACATGGCGGCATCATCCATGCCCGTAAAAACATGATTGTGTCTGATTATCTGTCTGGCGGCCTGACTTACGACCAGCTGGAAGCCGCTGCTTTTGACTACATCACATTTGGGGATATTGCACTTGGAAAAATTCGTAACGGATGGGGAGATGTGATCGGACTGGAACCCTTACCCGGTCTCTATATCCGACGCAGGAAAGACAGGAACAACGCAGCTGATCAACCTGGTGATTACGTGGTGCTACAGGAAGGCGAACCGCAGATATGGCCGCAGGAAGATATCATTTTTATCAAGATGTACGACCCGCAGCAGCATATTTACGGACTGCCGGACTACATCGGCGGCGTACATTCTGCATTGCTCAACAGTGAAGCGGTCATTTTCCGTCGCCGCTATTACCACAATGGCGCACACACGGGCGGTATTCTTTATACCCGCGACCCCAGCATGACGGATGAAATGGAAGAAGAAATTGAACAGCAGCTGCGTGACAGCAAAGGGATCGGCAACTTCTCCACCATCCTGGTAAACATTCCCGGTGGAGACGGTGACGCCATCAAATTCATTGAAATGGGGGATATTTCCGCTAAGGATGAATTTGCCAACATCAAGAATATCAGCGCCCAGGACATTCTGAACGCGCACCGTTTTCCTGCCGGGCTTGCCGGCATTGTCCCGCAAAATACTGCCGGGCTGGGTGACGTAGAAAAGGCCGAACGGATTTATAAAAAAAGCGAAGTCGCCCCTGTTCAGCGCCGTTTTATGATGGCCGTAAACAATGATCCAGAAATACCGGGAAACCTGCACCTGAACTTTGATTTAAGTTACACAGAATCAACGGATAAGGGTGCGGTATGAGGCAAAAAAGGCTAAAATCCAGGCATCATTTAACAGCTGGAGCATGGAATATGCGAGTTCTGAAAATCGAATGCCCGGAATGCGGCTCAAAAGCTGTTATTCGTAAAACGAACCGGAAACACCGGCAGATTGCCGATATTTATTGCGCCTGTTCAGATGTTGAGTGTGGCCACACGTTTGTCATGAATCTGACGTTCTCCCACACTCTCAGCCCAAGCGCTAAAACAGGTGATGCTATGGTACAAAAAATACTAAATGCCCTTTCACCCGATCAGCGTCAGATGGCATTAGACTTACTGAAAGCGACTCCCGCCGCCTGACAATCCCCCTTTTTGGGGGCTTTTCATCGCTTTACTAACCTTTTCCCGCATTTCTCCTGCAATCTCTCCAATCCAATACAAAGCTATCGTTTTCTCTCTTTGGTTACTTTCGTAAATATGGGCAATCTTGGCCAACAACTCAATGCGTTCCAGCTGTGCCGACGCCTCCAGAATATCCATTTACCCTCCCAAACAAACAACAACTGTATAAACATACAGTACACCTTTAAGCACTAATTGTGAAACATATTTTTCTGTCTACTAGGTGACAAATAGATATGTTTCACAGAGTTACAACGTCATAACCATCCCGGCCAAAGCTCCTGCATTGGCTCGTTTTGCGTCTCCTGCAATCTTCCGTTCCGGTAAATAAGTGCTGACTGGCCGAAACGAAGCCCACCCCCTCGTTTCAGAATGTCGATTTCTTCATCAGAACCATCGAACCCCCGGCTTCTTAATTCCAGTTTTAACCGTCTGCGGGTTCCACCCTCCGTACAGTTATTGACAGAACTCCAAGGGGCGGCGTTGCCGCCAGAAAAACCCGCCTCCGCTGGCGCTTCGGCCAACTTCGCAACCTTTTGCCACTTAACCAGACGGGTACAAACTTCTGAATCAGGAACCAAAGGAGAATAAACACCCTGTACGCGCTGCACATCCTCCGCATATTCGTTACCCTGTTCCGTAATTTCATAGGCCAGACGAACAACCAGATCACGGCGGGCAACCAGTGCGCCGCCCTGCGCCTGGGTATATGCAGCCCAGTCCCCGACATCAGCAGCAGCCAGAACCGCATCCATTCTGCGATCGGTCAGCACCTGATCCCGCAACCGACGAAGCTCACGCCAGACTGTCACCGGCGCACCGCCAATCTGCTGAAACTGGCGAATGCGCCAGCGTGAAGCCCATGCAGAAACGGATTTAGCCATATCCCGCAGGTTTTCACCGGTTTCTTCGTCCTGCTCGCCATCCAGCGCAAATCCATCAATGTTTTTAGAAATGTATTTGGCGATGTAGCCCGTCGCTGACCCTTTAGCGGGATCGATGGCTTCAACATGGAAACGTGCCTTTAGCGCATTTGGCGTTTGCAGTTCTTCGGAGTCGGTAATTCTGGCGTGATAACAAAGAATATCTCGCACCGTGTCCACGTCCTGCGAGCGCATGAACAGCAACATATGCCAGTGCGGTGTCCCGTCATGGTGAGGTTCGACAACCCTGAACCCAAATACATGGATACCCGCACGCGAGATCGCGGCGCGGGCTTTTGCCCATACGCCACATAAATAGCGCTGGGTATCCTGCGGCGTACTTCCATCCCATTGCGATACAAAGCCCCCTTTGCTGTGTACCGCATGGAAACGAGATGGCGCGGTGATAGTGTAAAACTCACCGGCCAGCCCTTCTTCATTGGCCATATCTTCAAATCCTCGCATTCTTACCATTAGCTCACAGCGACGGATCGCCGGATTTGCAACGCTGCGGTGTACCATGCTGTCCAGTGCAATGCGCAGCCCTTCATCATTCAGCAGATCAAACTTTTTAAAGAACTCCAGATTTCGCTTTTTCTGTTCTATCCATTCCCCCAGGGTTTTACGGGATACATAAGCGCTGGCCGCTTTCTGCACCTGCCCCACGGCTATGGCCATATGCTCACGCTGTACGTCACGCGCTCGCTTCAGGCGCCGATACCACCATTCAGGTGCCATCATGCGAAGAATGCCGGATTCAGCCTTACGTGTTTCCAGTTGCCCGGCATTGGCTTCATGTTCTGCCCAGTATGGCGGCTGATTATTCAGCATCAGACTGCACGCACAAAGATAGCGATAAGACTCCATCGTTCGGCGGTGCAGCTCTTTAGGGTCGTCAGTGCCGGAATCAAACCGTTCGGTGAAGTCATACAGCGACTGGGAGATCCAGCCAGATATCTGGCCAGCCAGTTTTTTAAGTTCCGGGCGGTCAAGTGACGGCAGGCGTTCCAGCGACTTGCCAAAAGGAAGGTCTATTGCATCAGCGGCCAGCTTATAACGAGCAGCCACTTTGCGCAGACGTGGCAATACATTCCCTCCAATAGTCTGACGCAGGAATGTATTGGCACGGCGACGCCCGTCAGGGCCAGTAAAAAGCTTTTCGTAACGACGGCCAAAATACCCGGCTAACCAGTCGGGTATTTCATGCAGGTATTGAGCACGCCATTTATGATCCTGCGGGTTTACAGCCCACAGGCGGCGCTCCGTGATTGTCACGTCTGCCGGTGTACCTGGCGCGAAGGTTTCACGCCGCCAGGCATCAACGGCGTAGCAATCTTCGTTTATTGCCAGCGTCATGCGCTGGCCTCATGAGTCGCCGGTAAAGGCCATTTAAGAATCAGTTCTGCCGCCATTTTCTGGCTTGCAGCTGCCGCACCAACACTACGCGGCGCATTAACCCTTACCGAGTTAAAACCTGCGTAAAGGTAATGCACCATTTCCAGATCGCTGTTTGACGCCACTACCTGAATTCCACGTTCAGCCAGGCGCCGCAGCTTACGCGCCAACCGCCCCTGATCCATATGCGAAAAACCACGCTCATGGTAAGCGGTGAAATTATCGCTATCAGTCAGATAAGGCGGATCGCAGTAAACAACGTCATTCCCGTCCCGAACCAAATCAAGCGTTTCTAAATAGTGGGCAGTAATGAATGTTGCGCGCTTTGCTTTTTCAGCAAAGGCGCAGATTTCATCAGCAGGGAAATAAGGCTTTTTGTACTTACCGAACGGAACATTGAACTGACCGCGGCGATTGTACCGGCACAGGCCATTAAAGCAGTGCCGGTTCAGGTACAGGAAACGCGCAGCAGCTTCTACGGATTCCGAACCAAAGGATTTACCTGACTGGTTGAAAGCATCACGCACCGCATAATAGAAAACCGCTCGGCTTTCTTCATCGCCTAACGAACCAGCGTTAAAAAGAATCTCCAGTTCATTCAGCAGCGCATCAGTGTGATACGCCATCGCCTTGTAAAGATTAACCAGATCAGGATTTACGTCCGCGATCAGATATTCGTCATAATCCGTATTCATCATGACGGCGCAGGAACCTGCAAACGGTTCAACCAGGCGCTTTCCTTCCGGCAAATGGGGACGTAATTGCGGCATAAGGCGGGCTTTGCTGCCCACCCATTTAAGCGGAGTTTTAACGGCCATGTTTAGCCCCCGCCTGCAACTGAAACAAGCCACCGTTGTTGTAGAGGTAAGCAGCAACGTCAAAAAGAGACATTGAATTAATGGACAAAACAACCCAGCTTTCAAAGCCAGCAACAACCTCATTTATCGGCAGAACATGAGTTATCACCGCTGACCATTCTCTACCGGTGTATTTGTCGTGCTTCCATTCCTTCAATGAAAGAACATCACCGACCTTATAGTTACGATCATTTCTGCGCAGCTCTGCTTTTTTCTGACCAGCAATAACGGCATCAAGATATTTAGGCGCAATTTTTATCGTGTGGACTTTGATTGTCATTTTGCACCGCCTTGCGCTAAAGCTTTGATGACACCTAATGTCATTTTGCAATCAGCTAAAGCACGGTGTGCCTTCCCCTCGATCACAACTCCTTCATGCGCGGCGGCATCAACTAACTTATGCCATTTATAACCGTGATATTTCCCCGGTTCGCCACGATATTCTGCATATAGTTTCATTGCGCAAACAGAATGAGCAGCAAGCATCCATGGCGCACCTTCAGAAGGTCTTCCATTCAATGCGTAGGTCTGACGAATTAACCGGAGATCATAATCGGCGTTATAGATAACAAAGCCAAAACGTCTAATAAGTTCTTCCACTGCGCCGCATATATCTGTCCACGCAGGAGCATAGGCAACCATTTCATTTGTGATCCCATGAATGGCAATTGCTTCATCAGGAATAGGCTTAGTAGGTTTAACAAGCGTGTTAAGCAGAATAAATCCATGGCTATCAATGATGCATATTTCTACTATTTCTGCATCATCACCCAGCCCCGTGGTTTCGGTATCAATAAATAGGCGATTATCGTCAAGCCACTGTTGCGCTAACAGGCTGATAGAATACTTCAATTGCTTAGTATTCAGTTCCATGCCGCGCCCCCTTTGCTGCAAATTGCTGCGGCTTCTTCGCGGATTAACTCAACGATTTCCGCTGCACTTAAACCTTCATTGGCCGCATGAGTGGCCAGCTTATCCAGACGGGTAGAACAAAGATCAGCAGCTGCGGCTTTGCCTTCCTGCGTGGCTTTGGTGAGCATGTCCTGCCACACGGAAAAAGCAGACTCAATCCGATATTCGAATTGTTTTTTGGCAAAAATTTCTCTTTCTTTATTCATTTTCAGTTCCTTAAGACAAAAGAATCCCCGGCCACTTGAACCGTGGCCAAAAAATTCAGGTTGTTAATTAGTGAAAAGCGGGTTGTGTAGTGACGGCTGAATAATTCGGTGCCGGAATAAGGTGAAGCTCATAGGTTGTCCGCCACCACTCCTGGATCAGCGCCTTTATCTCGCCAACACCCAGCGCCCCGACTGTATAGAAAATTGCGCGAATCCCCGCCAGTGCTTCAATCTGTGCCTCTTTGCTCTCAGCTTCGCGGTACACGCAGCACCAGAAAGCGGCATTGATCGCCAGCCAGTGGCGCTGGTTAGTCATGTGTTCGGTGTCATTGAAGAAGAACGGATGCAACGCAATGCGGCCATTTTTACTGGCGCTTTTCTCTGCAAACGCTACCGCGTAGTTATGCGGTACTCCCCACACAGCCAGTTCAGCCCCCAACGATTTACCCTCTACAGAAATAATGCTCATCAGTGATTCCCCTGCTGCAATTTATGGACAATATGAGGTGCGATAATCATCTGCACTTTGTTCCTGGTATTAATGGGATGGACGATTTTTACTGGACGTTCAGCGGTTCGTCTGGAGAAATCACTGTCCCGTAAACTCCCGAATCCGCTAAAAGTTAAACGAGCACGGGAAATTCCCTGGCGCAGCTGTATCATGTCCCGATACTCCAACCGCTCAAAAAGTTCGCGCCAGCAACAATTACTTAAGCTGCGTTTAAAAACGCCGGTTCTGGAATTGATTGCAGCAGCATGAAGAACCACCCCGCGCCATTCTGGTGTCAGGTTGTCCCACCATTCAGCGGCTTCACTGCTAGTACTGAAATATTTGCGCCGAATCTTTTTAAGATGATCCAGCCCACGCTTTTGCTGTTCCTGGTTAATTGCCATAACGCCCCCCAACCATTCCCAGCAGGCGGCGGGTTTTAGTCGTCAGGAAACGCAGAACAGAACCGCCCTTCATCTGGACAGACTCATGTGCATTGAATTTATAGGTGTGACCAGGATTCCAGCGCTGGCCGTTCGGCAGTTCTATCCAACCGGTTGAACCACTGGGTAACTGCATAGCCGGTGATTCTTTTTTCAGGTAAGTCACAAACGCTTTCATAATGTTCCCTCACATCAGGCCAGTGGCATTCGTCGTGACCAGATCCACCGCCGCGGCTAAAACCGGCGCAGAATGGATACGGCTTTCAACGGTGTAAGCCAACACGGAAAGGCTACGGATAGCATCGCGAGCGCGATCAAGAATTTGTGTACGGCGGGCGGCGGTCATATGACCAGTTGATACGGCTTCCCCAGCAATTGCGCCCACACTGGCTGTGGCGCTAAGAGCACACAGTTGCATGTTGGCTTCTGTAGCATTGTTCACCGGCACGGATGGAAGGCAGTTAATCTGCCCCAGCATCCCATCCAGTAAACGCGCATCTTCGGTGTAATCCGTAATGGCTAAAAGCTCGTCACAGGTTAAGCGGTGCGGCTGCGCTGGGTTCAGTTTGTTACGCAGGATCTGTGGTCTCATACCAACGGCAGCGGCCACATCTTCAAGATTGTGCTCAGTTGCAAATGCTCGGCAAGCCGCATCAAAGTGCGCATGTTTAGAGGTCTGGTAATCAAACATTGTTTGCCTCTCCCTAATCCGTAGGATGGATTACGCGTTAAGCGAAATGTCACATTCGCTTAAAGCCTGAATAGTGAGCGCGGCCATGTTGACTTCGACCAGGCCTTTCTTCTGCTTACCCTTCGGCTTAATAGGTAATTTCCCGTATTCGATCAGGTTCCTGGCGGTTTCTTTGTTGGTGCCAGTACGGCGGCAGTACTCGTCTAAAGGCAGGTATGGTTCTGGGATGATGATTGTAATGTTCGGACGCATAAGGCAAACTCCACAAGTTAACCTGTACGGCAATACAGGGTTATATAAGGCAACATTCGAAATGTGGAGCCAGATTAATTCGCGATTCGAGAAGTGTCAACACGATTTTCTCGATTCGAGATTTGTGGATTCTCTATGAGCACATTCAAAATCGATCTAAACGTAGATAGCACACCGATTCTTGACAGGGTTATTGAGGCATACGGATTTACGCAGAAGTTACAGCTTGCGGAACATCTGGACATGGCAGCTAGTTCCCTTTCGTCACGATACAAGCGTGGCGTTTTCCCGGCAGATATAGTCGTGAAATGCGTAGCCGAAACAGGCGCTAATCTGGAATGGCTAGCGACAGGTCAGGGACGTAAATTCAATGATGATGAATTAGACATACTCAAAATCCCGCGCAGCAAAATTGTTGATGGTCAACTCTATGACGCTGGCGTACTTATGCTTGATAAAGTCACCTTCCTGCCCGGTAAGCCACTGCCACAACTTCCAATGTGTGTTCTGGATGGCGTTGTTCAGTACATTGTTGACCAGTCTTATTCTGAAGTTTATGACGATGATTGGCTTGTTGAAATTGAAGGAAAAACAAGCATCCGCACACTGACAAGGATCCCGGTACGAAAAGTAAGAGTTAGCGGTGTAGGTATGGCATTTGATTGCGGCATTGACGACATAAAAATCATAGGCCGAGTTGTATTAACCATAAAATAAATATAAGGATATGAAGATGATAGACTATAAAACAGCATCCAAAGATCAGCTGAAAGCTGAAATGAAACGCTTAGCCAGCGTAGTATCTGACACCCCATTTGGTACAAAAAAAGAATTTTTCCACCTTCCCGAGATTTTGAACTCCGGTGAGCAGCCATTGGCAATTGCCAGCGGAATGATGGATGGCAACACATGGCTTATAACCCTGACAAACAAAAGAGTTATCTTTCTAGATAAAGGTATGATTTTTGGGGTTAAGCAAATCGACATTAATCTCAACAATATTGTAAGCGTTGGCGGAAAAACCGGGCTTATGTTTGGTGAGATAACGATTTCTACTAGCGGCCAAAATTACACCATTAAAAATGTCATGAAGGGGTCAGTAATTCCGTTCACCAACTTAGTGAATGAAACAAGAAACACTTTGAACACCTCTACCCCGCCACAACAGGAATCAACAAAAACTACTCATTCTTTTGACGATCTAATGTCAAAAATTGAACGACTGGCCGACATGAAAGAAGAAGGGATATTGACTGAGGAGGAATTTCAACAACAGAAACAACGTATTCTTAATGGTTAAATTATGCCTGTAAGAAAATTAGCCAATGGCCAATGGGTTGCTGATTTTTATACTGTTACCAGAAGCAACGGTAAAGACGGCAAGCGGGTACGTAAAAAATTCGCCACTAAAGGCGAAGCACTGGCGTTTGAAAATTATACCCTTCAAAAAATTGAGGACACGCCCTGGCTTGGTCAGGGCAAAGACAAACGCCGCCTTTCTGATCTGATTAACCTCTGGTTTGAGCGGCACGGGATAACCCTGCGTGATGGAGAAAAACGTAAAAGCTCTATGCTATGGGCAGATCAGTGCATGGGTTCCCCCCTGGCTACTGAGTTTACAGCACAGCTTTTCACCACTTACAGGGCTAAACGGCTTGATGGCCATTTTGCCCGTACTAAGCGAGTCGCTCAGGTATCACCGCGCACCATGAATCTGGAGCACGCTTATTTCCTCGCTGTATTTAATGAATTAAAAAGGCTGGGGGAATGGGACGCGCCAAATCCGTTAGAAAATGTTCGCCAGTTCAGAACAGAAGAAAGTGAAATGGCTTATCTGACTGGAGAGCAAATTGACAGGCTTTTAGAGGAATGCCGCGTTAGCTCAGCCAAAGATTTAGAAATGATAGTAAAAATTTGCTTGTCAACCGGCGCTCGCTGGGGTGAGGCTGAAAAGTTAAAACGCAGCCAAATCACTGCCGGAAAGATTACATTTATTAAAACAAAGGGTAAGCGTAACCGCACTATCCCACTGGATACTGAAATCATAGCCGAACTACCCAAAAAGAATGGCGCTTTGTTTAGCCCATGTTATTACGCTTTCAGATCGGCTCTGGCACGGGCAGGGATTGATTTACCGGCCGGGCAGCTGACTCACGTTCTCAGACACACTTTTGCATCTCACTTTATGATGAACGGCGGTAACATACTTGTGCTGCAAAAAATCTTAGGCCACACCGATATAAAAATGACAATGCGTTATGCTCACTTTGCACCAAATCACTTAGAAGAAGCGTTAAAGCTGAACCCTCTTAAATGTCGCAAAAGTGTCGCACAAACTTAG